CCACACCACGCCAGGCATGGACGCCCAGGCGATCAGCCGCGCCGTGCGGGCCGAGCTGGCGCGTATCGCTAGCGAGAAAGCCGCACGCCAGCGCAGCAAACTGTCAGATCTGGAGTAATCCCCATGATGCTTGCCTTGGGCATGTTCGTGTTCAGCCTGTCCACCGCCGCTTACCAAGAGCTGCAACGCCAAACCGAATGGCGCCATGCGAGCAACAGCCGCGTCGGCGCCGCTCCGGCTCGGCAGTTTGTCGGTCGCGGCGACGACTCCATCACCCTGCCCGGCGTCATCCTGCCGGAACTGGCCGGCAGCGCCTTGAGCCTCGACGCCCTGCGCCTGATGGCAAACACCGGCAGGGCGTGGCCGATGGTTGAAGGCAGCGGCCGTATCTACGGCCTGTGGATTATCGATGGCCTGAGCGAAACCAAAACGCTGTTCTTCCGTGACGGCACACCTCGGCGTATTGAATTCACGATCAGCCTCAAACGGATCGACGACGACCGGATTGACCTGCTCGGCGCTGGTACCAGCGCAGGCATCAACATCTTGAGGGCGTTGCTGTGATCGACGCAGCTCTGTCCAAGGTCACCGGCTACATCGAAGACCTGGCCGAACGCTACCGCCGCGATGCCGCTTATCCGGTGCCGGCGTTTCGTATCACGGTCGATGGCAACGACATCGCCCAGTTGATCAGTCCACGGCTGATGAGCCTGGAGCTGACCGACAATCGCGGGATCGAGGCCGACCAACTCAGCATCACCCTCAGCGACCACGACGGCCTGCTAGCGATCCCGCCCAAGGGCGCGGTCATTCGGTTGTGGCTGGGTTGGAGCGACACAGGCCTGGTGGACAAGGGCACCTACACCGTCGATGAAACCGAGCATAGCGGTGCTCCGGACGTACTCAGCATCCGCGCCCGCTCTGCCGACCTGCGCAAAGGCCTGAAGACCAAGCGCGAGCGCAGTTGGAGCAACACCACCCTCGGCGACGTCCTGGGCGACATAGCCCTGGGCAACGGCCTCACCGCCACCATTTCCGGCGCCCTAGACGGGTTGCCCATTCTTCAGCTGGACCAGGCCAACGAATCCGACGCCAACCTGATCAGCCGCGTAGGCGAAGAGTTCGACGCCGTGGTCACCGTCAAGGCGGGCTGCCTGCTGTGCCTGCCGGCGGGCGGCGGCAAGACGGCCACCGGCGCCGAGCTGCCGCATATCACCCTCACCCGCACCGATGGCGACCAGCACCGCTACCTGCAAGCTGACCGCGACAGCTACGACGGTGTGCGAGCCTATTTCTATGACGTGAACAGTGCGAAGAAACAGGAGGCCATTGCCGGCGGAGGTGAAAACCTCAAAGACCTGCGTCACACCTTCAGCGACCGCCAGTCCGCCTTGCGCGCTGCCCGGGCGGAATTCAACCGTCTGCAACGCGGCAGCGCGACGCTGAGCTACACCCTCGCCCGGGGTCGGCCTGACCTCATTCCCGAACTGACCTACACGCTTCAAGGCGTTAAGCCGGAGATCGACGAGATCATCTGGTACGGCGGTAACGTGCAGCACACCCTCAGCCCGGACAATGGATACACCGTCAGCTTGGAGCTGGAGAGCAAACTTCCCGAGGATACGGTTGAGGGGCTGGCCGAGGAAAACAAAGGCGATTACACAGGGATCATCGCGTACTACCGCGACAAGAAAACAGGGAAGGAAAAGACTGTAACGGCGGGAGATCAGAGCAAGCCGAAGCGGTTGCGGTGGTTGTATGCTTCGGAAAAAACGGCAAGGCGTGCGGTCAAGAGAGAATTCGATAGAATGAAAGTCTAGTTGCGTGAAAGACGCTGTTTTCTGCCATCAGACAGAAAACAGCTAGACTTAAGATATTCTATGCGCAAGTTCTACCAACTTCCTGTACCCCTTAATAACATCCAATCTCTGAAAAGCCTCACGAACTACGGAGCCTCGCCAACCCTGAGAGTTATGCAGCATCTGCCTTAATTCGTCCTGCCCACAATTAACAATTCGAGCGTAAAACTTGGCAAGTTCGGCAATAGACTCATGCCCACCGGAGAAAGTATAATTCACAGGAGCAGCTGTCGTGTCAAACAAGTCAATTGCAGCAAAAGCCTTACTTTCAAACCCTAAAGCTTGGTATAGATCTTCGCTCGCCGCCTTAGAAAATATTAAATAAGCCGCCCAAAAATAATGAAAATTATGTTCAGGCAAAGCACTTGCCATACTGTTTATTTGTTGAGCATATCGAAGCATCTCCCTAAGCTCAACCTTAAAATATCTAGCCAGACCTACAAGTATCAATGCATGCTCGGGATAATCTTTCTCCGCGCTATATATAGTGCCGCTTTTCGGTTCAAGAGAGGACTCAAGGCCATATGCATTTGCATAACCAGACGTACTAATTTGCAAAGCTACACATGAAAGACCGCACTGTACCTGCTTAGCAATTGCAAGCATATTCGAGTTATCCAAACGAAATTCAGCATCGAAGAACCTACTCAAATATCTTTCAGAATAAAACTTCTCCCCATAAACTGCCCTTACAGAATGCGCTAGCTGAGTTGAGTCGGAAGCTACAATAAATCGGCAATCATCCAATTCAAAGAAATGCTTAACCCGTTCTAAAAGTTCAATAGCGTACGTAGGCCTGCATCTATCCAGCTCATCGATGAAAATAAAAGCTGGTGTACGCAACGTCTTATTCTCAGTGGCCTGAGACAATTTATCAAGAATAGCCTTTTTGAAGTCTTCAACGTGAACTGCCGTTTTAGACTGTTCTTTTATCAGAGCCTCTACAACTCCTCCCACCGCCTCTCCCGCTTCGCCTACCCCTTCCTTACCCAGCAGCTCGTCCACTTCAACTCCTGAAAATTTCTTGACGAGCCCCTTGGCAATCAAAGGCGCGGCTTTTTTCATAAGCTCGCTTGCTACCTTGATTATATTTTTACCCGCTTCAGTAGATCCGAGCGACACGTTGTCCATTGTCTGCTGTTCAATACATGTCACCAAAGCTATTAGTGGCTCAGCTGTATAATCAGTTTCCCAAGCATTAAAAAAAATGCAGACATGCTCTTTGCTAAGTTCTTCCTTCCAACGATTCAAGAAGAATGACTTACCCGCCCCCCAGGGAGAATTGACATTTAGCACTTTTATATGTGGATTAGCGAGAAGATAAGATGTTAAAAATTTGGCGCTGGGTTGACGCTCCATCAAATCGTCGGACCAAATCTCATTCGAATCCATGTATCATCCACTCCTGTAAACAGCCAACGAAGCCCGACACACTGCCGGGCTATACTTTAGGAAATATTCAGTAGAACATTAATAAACCGTAGTATGTCTTCTTTTTGCTCCTCATTAAGCATTCTGTAAAGCTTCACAACTTTCCGTTCGCGCTCATCTAATTCTGACCATCCAATTGCTTCAGATTGATCGACATCTACCTTTTTCATCACCGACATGTGTCACTCCATTCAACACGTTCGGGCGCCCGGCACCAACATCGGTACCAACCAAAGCGCCCGGGGAGTGAGTCATTCTCAGCATGTTTGGGTGTGTCACCAGCCCATCGAAAAAAATTTTATTGCAAATTACGCCCCACCGCAGAGCGCCTGAGCACGTTGGACAATATCGCTGTAGTCCATCTTGATGGATGGCATCGTAGGATTGGGCTTAGTGATGTCCTGGCCGTCCGACCAACCGCGATCTTTTGCCTGATTCCGTGCACTACCGCTCAAGGCATATACGGTCCCGTCCGACGTTCGGGCCAACGCCTTGGGCGACGGTCCAAAGCACAACAGGTCAACGCTATCGACCGTAAACGGCCAAGCGTCTCCGTATTCTTTACTCGAAACCTTCTGTGTTCTTTCCTTGGCGCCACACACACCCGAAGCGAGCATTGCCAGCGTCACTACCGTTAACGTCATCCTTTTCATCCCACAACTCCTTATTTTTTAACTGTAAAAGCCCTGAGTAGGCGCATCACCGCGCCTTTGTCCTCATCGTCCAGGCTGCGCACGTGCATCACGATTTCCAAGTCATCGTTGGACAGGAGATCTTCGCCCACAGATGAGCGCTGGCCGGTCACCACGTAAAGGACATCCACCCCTTGTTCAGCAACTTTTGCCAGGTAACTGGCATCCGGGCTGCGCTCGCCCTTCTCATAGTTGTACTGACTATTTTTCGAGGCGCCAGCCTTCGCCGCGAACTCGGTCTGATTGAAGCCCAAGCGCTCGCGCTCTTCTTTTAGGCGATCACCAATTCCCACAAACGTCTCCATGACGAGTTGACATTCCCACATTCATGGGAAATACTTCGCCTGTCATCACACGAAATCACACGAAACGAGACTATGCCGAACGCATACCCCACGGAGCAAGCTTGCCGAAAGGCACGTGAGCGCCTCGCGCATCAAGGCCTCTCTGCCAAAGACTGGGCCGATCAGCACAACTTGAGCCGGTCCACGGTGTACGCCGTGTTGAACGGACAGAAGAAATGTCTGCGGGGCGAGTCCCACCGCGCTGCGGTGTTGCTCGGTATCAAAGACGGCGTCGTCACAAATTAGGCCCGTTGGCTCAGGTAGGAAACCAGAAGATGAAACGCTCAGTTCTAGCCAACCGCAAAGACGTAGTCAGCGCCGTCATTGCCGCTTACCCCGGGGGCCGGCACTACGCTGCGGCTGACCTTGGGATGCCGATCAAGAAGTTTGATAACCAGGCCTATGAGAACGCTGGCAGTCGGCCGCTGAGCGACGAACATATCCATCGCCTCGAGCAAGTTGCTGGTACGTCATATCTCGCGGATTACATCACCGGCATGTATGGCGGCATGTTTGTGCCCGTCGTGGTCCCTGGAACGCTGGATAACGTCGAACTGTACAGCCGTTCAGTAAGGGCCGCCGCCAAGCGCGGGTTGGTTGACCAGATCATTGCCCAGGCGCTGGACGACGGTGTCATTGAGCATGGTGAGGCCGAAGTAATCGTGTCAGCCCTGATGAAGTACATGTCCGCCCGCTACGCCGAAGTGCTAGCAACCATTCAACTGCACGGCCGAGGGTTCGCTGGGTGAGTACCTACAAACTTGTCTGTCCTCACTGCCTGGGCCGCATGCGTATCCGCACCAGCGAAGGCACACACATATTCCTGCGGGTGGCCTACCTGCAATGCACCAACGAGGCCTGCGGCTGGTCGGTGCGGGCTGAGTTCGAAATGACCCATGAAATGAGCCCAAGCGGCATGGCGAACCCTTCCGTCAAGCTGCCTATCGCCGACATTGCCCTGCGCCGCGCCGCGATGAAGTCCGCCAACGATCAACCCGACCTGCTCGACCAAATGGAAATGGAGTGTGCGCAATGAACCATGAACAGCTTGATCACGATTACCGCAGCAGCATGCAACGTGCCGCATTCGCCTACCTGGAAAGGCACGAAGCGCAGCACCTGGTGGATTCAGACCTACTGTATGAAAACTGCGTTCGGCACATGACCACCGCATTGGAAGTGCCAGTTTTCATGGCTCAGCAACTGGTGCACAACGCCTGGACTGAATTGCAGATCATCAATCAACGCAAGTGGATCGGCGTGGACTGGGGCTCCAGCCCTGGCAGCACCGTCGTGCATTTGATCGACACCCGGGCGGACCTTCGCTACCCGGTCCCGGCAAGGCTGCTACCACAGACGATGCTGGCCCAGCGCGATGCCGCGCTGAAGCAACAACCTCAGTAACCCCCTTTTAAACAATCCGCCCTACCCCGCTTCCCGTGGGTTTGGGTGAGCTTTGCCCGAAATCCGAGGTGGACCATGGAAATCGACGTCGCCATCACCGCAAAACTGCCCCGCGAAGAGGCCGAAGCGCTGCTCCAAGCGCTACGGAACCAGTACGCGCAGCAGTTTAACGAGCATTGGTACGACGACCGCTTTCGCATGATCCCCGAGGGTTTACGGCATGGCTCGTTGCTCGCGGCCTTCCCGGTAATGGCCGCGCAAAAACGCCTGATTGGCGCCCTTAAACACAGTCTTGCCGAAGCGAAGTAAGCCCCGATGGAAATGCAAGAAAGGCTGCGAGCCGAAGTTATTCGGCGTATTGAGCGGGACTACCAGCTCAAGCATATGCGCGGCACCAACTACATGCGCAAGGGTGTTTGCCCTGCGCCAGGTTGCGGCCAGAAGACGCTGTACACCTTCTACGATGCGCCCTGGATGTTGATTTGCGGACGACCAGAAAAGTGCAAACACCGCATTCATGTCAAGGACGTGTATGACGATTTGTTCAATGACTGGAGTAAGACCGCCCCATCTACACCGGATAACCCGCTTGCCACGGCACGTGCCTATCTGGAGTTCGCTCGCGGCTTCAAGTTTGAGCTTATCGCCGGATGGTTCACCCAGGAGCATTACTGGAACAGCGAGCTCAACATCGGCAGCGCCACCGTGCGCTTCGCCCTGGAGAAAGGTGGTTATTGGGAGCGTTTGATCGACCGGCCCGACCGATTTGGCAAGATGAAAGCACGCTTTCGGCCGGCAGGTGATGGCAGGGAGAGTTACAAAGGGGTGTGGTGGTGCCCGCCAAGCGTGGACTTACTGGAAGTCGAAGAGCTGTTGATCGTCGAGGGCATCTTCGACGCTATCGCGCTGTTTCACAACCGCATCGCGGCAGTGTCGATGATGTCCAGCGCCCCCTGCCCAATTGACTCCCTCAAAGCCTTGATCAAGCTGCGCCACGATGCCGGTAAGCGCCTGCCTACCCTGGTGTGGGCGTTGGATAACGAGCCAATCGCTAAAGCCAACATGCGCCGCTGGGCGAAGGAAGCCCGCGACCTGGGCTTCACCTGCAAGGCAGCAGTAATCCCTCAGCCCAATGGCAAAAAAGTTGACTGGAACGACCTGCATCACCGATGGAAGTCGATTGAGGGCGATGACAAACGCGCCGAGCAGATCGCTCAAGACCTCGACGAAGCCCGCCATCATGGCGACCTGTTGCTGGCTGACTCGGCTGAGGAAAAAGGCTTCCTCATTTACCTGCGTGACGAGCGCAAGGAATTCCACTTTTCGTTCCGCAAGCGCCTGTACTGGTTTCGGCTTGACCTTGAGAGATACGACCGCGCCATGGGAGATCTGGAGAGTTCTGAGCGTCATGAGGATCAGTTGCTCAGCGACGAACAGCGTCGCTACAAAGCGTTGCGTCAATCGGGCTCAGTGACCAGCATCGCCAACTGCAATTTCCAGGCGCTGTACTACATGCGCAACGACCTGACCGATGAGGCCTGGTACTACTTCCGCATCGAGCGCCCTCAAGGGGCTGCCATCAAAAGTACCTTCACGGCCAAGCAGCTCACCTCTGCACCTGAATTCGCGAATCGCCTGCTCAATGTCTCCAACGGCGCGATGTTCGAGGGTAGCGCTCAGCAGCTGAAACGGATCCTGGCGCCTCAGCTTGATTGCCTGAAAACCGTCAACACAATCGAATGGATCGGCTACAGCCGCAAACATGGCGCCTATGTCTTCAACGACTTGGCCTTTTTCGGCGGAAAGGTACAGACGCGCAACAACGAAGACTTCTTTGACCTCGGCAAGCTGAGCATCAAATCACAGAGCCAGTCGCCTGTTCTGCATATCAACACCGACCTCAACGCCTACAACGAAGGTTGGTTCGACATCTACTGGCGCTGCTTTGGCGTTCAGGGGCTGGTAGTGCTGGCCTGGTGGCTGGGCGCCTTGCACGCCGAGCAGATCCGCCAGATTCACAAGTCGCTGATGTTCCTGGAACTGGTGGGCGAAGCCGGATCGGGCAAGACCACCCTGGTGGAGCTGCTATGGAAGCTGGTCGGCCGTACTGATTACGAAGGTTTCGACCCGTCCAAAGCGACCGCCGCGAGCCGTGCGCGCAACTTCTCCCAGGTCAGCAATTTGCCGGTGGTGCTAATCGAGTCGGAGCGTGAGCAAAAGGAAGGCCAGCCGGTTAAGCACTTCGACTGGGACGAACTGAAAACCGCCTACAACGGCCGCAGCGTTCGCTCCACCGGTGTGAAGAACAACGGTAACGACACCCATGAGCCGCCGTTCCGAGCTGCGCTGCTGATCGCTCAGAACAACCCGGTGAATGCCTCGGAACCCATCCTGCAGCGACTCTGCCATGTCCACCTGACCCGGGAACACCACACTCCGGAGACCAAGCAGTTTGCCGAGCAACTGGAACGCATGCCGATGGAAAGCATCAGCGGCTTCCTGGTGAAAGCGCTGCAACGCGAAGCCAACACCATGCGCCTGATGGAGCAAAACACCTCCCGCTACGAGCAGGAATTGCTGGCCCAACCCGGTATCCGCACCGTCCGTATCGCCAAGAACCACGCCCAACTGCGCAGCCTGGTGGATGCGTTGGCAGAAGTGGTGCCCCTGGGCGAACACCGCAAGGCTTTGGCGCACGCCGAGGTCAGCCGCATGGCCTTGGAGCGGCAGCAGGCAATCAACGCCGACCACCCCACCGTGCGCGAGTTTTGGGACCTGTACGAGTTCCTCAATGGGCTGGACGAGAAAGGCGCGCTCAATCATGCGCGCCGCGATGGCCTGATCGCGGTGAACCTCAACGAATTCGTTGAGATGGCGGCCAACAAGCGGCAGCAGGTGCCCGCGCTCAGCGACCTGAAACGCCTGCTCAAGACCAGCAAGTCACCCAAATTTCTGGAGTCGAACAAGCCCGTTAATTCGGCGCGCTTGCTGGACGCTTTCGACAAACCGAAAACCATTCGCTGCTGGGTATTCCAGGGCGTTTAACCACAGCAACAACAGGAGCAAAACCATGCAAAACGAACTTAAATCCGCCATTCGCTTCAACGACTTTGTCGCCTACTTTGGCGCTCGAGGAGTGGTGGCTATGGCCTGGTGGTTGGGGGCCGCACATGCCGCCCGAATCCGCCAGGACCAGAACAGCTTTCCGTTCCTGCATATCGTCGGCGCCGCCGGCAGCGGCAAGACTCTTTTGCTGGATTACCTACAAAAGCTGAACCGGCAGGCGCCTTGGAACAATTCGCTGGCTCACGCCAGCCCAGCTGGGCGCGCCCGAATATTTGCAGGTGCAGGGAAGCGGATAGTCGTTTGCGAAAATCAAGACGGGACAGAGCAGTCCATCGATTGGGACGAACTGAAGCCGCTCTACAGCTCCGGCAGCATCATCACGCGCACAGGAGAGGGACTGAGCGAAGAAGTGACGTTCGAAGGCGCACTCGTGATTACCGCAAATCAACCGCTGGAATGCAGCGATGCGGTTAACAGCCGGCTGATTATGGTCGATCTCTCCTCTCCTGGAGCCAAGACGCCGAGAGTTCGACCGGAGGCTATCGGCGACCTCCCCGCGTCCGAGGCAGAAGCATTCGGTATCAAAGTGGCTCAGTCCGAAGACTGGATTGCTAGCCAACTCCAAGCTTTTTTACCCGTATACCAGGGCCAGCTAACCCGTATGTACGCGGCGTATCTGAACCCGCGCACCGCTCTCAACTGCGCACAAATGCTCTGCCTGCTCGACATGCTCTGCACACTTCTTTCGGTCTCGGAAGAGCTTCAGCTTGAAGCCAGGAGGCTGATTCACGACATCGCATTCGTCGACGCCCTTCCCTATTGATCCGAGCTTCTGGAGGAAATCCTCATGAATACGCATGCCCAAAAACCGCAAACCAACTGGTTCCAACAGTTGCAAGAGTTCGAAGCAAAGCGCCCCACCATCCGCAAGGCCGGTGTCGAGGCACTGAACCGCCTGGTGCCTGTCGCCCAGCGCGGTACAGGCCAAAGCGCCGTTGTCGGCCGTTTCCTGCTCGGGCTCTACAACGGCCGCGACTACCCGTTTGTGCTGACCAGCCTACGCGGCCTCGACACCGCGTTGTTTGACGACTGCCTGGCCGTGCTGCAACTGGATTTCTCACCGGAACAAGAGGTGCACACCTACTTCCCCAACGGCGACGCCATATGGGCAGAACTGATCAGGGCTTGGGCATGAAGTGGGCGCCGAAACGCAATAGAGACGGGCAAGTGCAGCAGAACTGCTGGATTACC